TTAGTGCGGATCTTAATCATCGATCAAGCCGATTAAGTGCGATCACTTCTTTTTCTTTGTTCGTTACAGTGCCGTCGTCATCAGCGTCATACTCGACGCCATCGGCAAATACAGAGTCCATCTCCTCGCCGTATCGAACTTTGTAGAAATCAATCATGCGTAGAAAGCGATCATCATCAACCCAGTTGGTAAGCTGAGGTAACGCGTACTTCCACAGAACAAGATACGCTGCCGCTCTCGTCCATTGTGACTCTGTTAGATAGCTGGCATCCATTTCGCCTTGTATGCCTTTGCGGTGCCACCAGCGATTGCGGATCTCCCGCTCGATATCAGCCTGCGCTCTCGCGTGCTCATCGGCAAACGTATCAATGCCAAAGTCTAAGATGTCAGGGATGAGATCGGTTAGATCAGTGTCTACAGAAAATGCCATTTGCTCACCACTTCACTTTAGCCGCCCAGTAGATGGGATCGAATACGGTTGCGTTTGCTAGGGTTTTGCCGTGTCGTGCATACCAAGCCTTGCGCATTGCTTTTGACTTGGCTGATTCGCCTTCTGTCGGTGGGTACGTCTTTGCGCCTTGCGCACCAAAGCGGACTAAACGAATGGTGTCACCCTTTTTAACCAAAACCGCGTGCGACTTTGTAGGATGATTCCTCGTTTTTTTTGGCCGATTGTAGTCTGCGAAACGCTCACCACGATAGATGACAGGCATAAGCTCCCCTAGTAAAAAGCGGCCCCGAAGGGCCGCCGTACTCCTTACTGAGCCGCGTCGAACAACAACTCAACACCGTAGTCGTCGTCAAGCTCGCCAACGCCGTAGATGGCAGTAGCGTTAAGCTCAAACGCTCGGAGTGATGCGTCACGCTGAGTCTCAAGGTTAAAATCACGCTTCATAGCGATAGCCAATGCCTCTGGTACAAATACTGCGCCTTTCGCATCGTCAGAACCGTCGATAGAAACGTTGCTTGACTCGTAAATGTCAATGCCACCGATCTGGCCGACAAACGCGTTGCGCATTGCGTCATTCTGAAGCTCGCCACCGTTGGGGTTTACGAAAGTGTTAGTGAGGTTAGCCTTAAGCTGGTAAGCGTGCCAGGGGTGAACAACCGCCGCCATTTGGCCGCGTGCCTTGTTAGTCTTCAGAGTCGCCGCCGCTTTCATCAAGTCAGCAACAGTGATCTCAGTGCCTGCACCACCCAAAGAGGTAGAGAAGCCGTCAAACAATGCGATCAAATCCTTGTCGATCTTAGTAGCGATTGCGTTACCCAATACAGTGCCAAGCTCCTCAGCTGGATTGCCTGCGCCCATAGCGGCGAGATCAGTCAATACAACCTGAGCACCAACTTCAGAGACAGTGATTGTCTGCGAAGTAGTAGACACAGTGGTTGATGACATATCGGTGCCTTCAGTCAGGCCAGCGGCAGTGATTGCTGGGTACTTAGGAACCTGTACGGTTTTGCCTGCTACGTTGCCGATGTCGTATCGAGTAACGAGGCCAAGCATGAGTGATTCTTCCTCGGCAGTAAACCGAGCCTGTAGGATGATATTTGCAAACAGATCATCCAATGTAGTTGAAGTAGTGGCCGCCATGATGAAGTCTCCTATTGGTTAGCGGTTAGCTTTTTGCGCCAGCTTCCATTCCCGAAAAGCAGCCTTACCGCCACTATCGTAGTTAGCTAGCATATCAGCCGCCGACATAGGCTTCGACGTCTTGCCTCCAGCCGCTCCCTGCGATCCAGCGCCGCCTTGCGATGCCTTCACGAAATGTGGGTTAGCTGTTAGGAAATCAGATACAAGCTCATCAACGGTTAGCAGTTCACCTTTGTCGTTGTACCGTGGCGTCCCGTTAGTGTCGTAAACCTCTACTGAGCCATCTTCAGATAGCTTAACGGAGCCTTTCAGCAACTGACTAACTTGCTCTGCTGATACAGCGTTGTTTCTGCTTGCGGCTGTCAGTAACGCGCCATCGACTAATGTAGCCTCTAGGCGTTGCTTATAGCCCTGTATTTCCTGATCTTTCTTTTCGACAGTTGTCCTTAAGATTTGCTCGAACTCGCCGCGATCCTTCTGTTGCTCTAACTCGGCTTGTTGCCTTTCTGCCAACAGTTGGCGCACCTCGTCCACATTGATGTCCTCGTACTTCTTCTCAATTTGCCGCTTAGTGCGAGCAATTCGATCAGAGACGATTCGATCTAGCTCCTCTTGTGTAAACGTCTTAGTCTCCTGAGCTTCTTGTGTCTCGGGCTGATCCACAGCGGCCTCAGTTGCCGCATCTACCATGATTTCATCGCTCATGTAACGAATCCTCTTTCGAGTGGGTTAATTGTATCATTTTAACGTGATTTGCGCTTTTTCTTCTTTTTGTCTTTCTTGTGATATGGCATACGTCCTCCCTAGAACACTGGCCTAAATCTGTGGCGGCAGTTGTAACCGCCTGCAACAACGAACGGGCTACCTGATCGCTTACCGCTCCACTCGCCGCTCCATGCCTCGTTGATCTCGTCAATAGTCATCGTCTTGCCTACGTGCTTGTCGCAATGCTCACGCGTTTTCTCGTCATCAGGGCCATAATACTTGAACCGCTCAGCGCCTGCCGCTAATGACATATTCATCGTGATCGATCTATCGAAGTCCATCAGTCCATCATGTAATGCCACCTGAGCGTATCGCCCTAGATCAGCATCGACACTATTGCGTATCTGCTGGACGCTTTCGGCAAAGCTCGCGTTAGTCAGGGTGTTTTTATAAACCTGATTGGCGACTTGCTCTATGAACTCTTCCCCCAGTTTTTCGAAACCGTTAAACGTCAACTGCTGTAATTGTGCCACTACCTCAGTGTTAAGCTGCGCAAATTCAGTATAAGCGCCAAGCATCGCTTGTGCCTCTGCGGCTACCGCCGAATACTCACGGACGATGTCATCGATCTCAGTCAGATACTTTTCTTGGACGAGTTGCGCGATCTCAGTGCGTGCATTGACTGCCCATTCCAGATCAAACAGCTGCCCATCACGTAGCGGAGCGCCAGACATTAACTGCACAATCTCCTGATCTAACGAACTGAGAACGTTAGCCATTCTGCGCTGATGTCTATCTGCCGTCGATATGACAGCGCGAGCGTGATCGGTATCAGCCGCCATTTTCTAAGACTTCAGTAAACTGCCCGACTGCGCGTTGTGTTGTATCGATCTCGTCGTGGGCTGACGCCAGTAACTCATCATCAAGAACCAAATCAGCGATCTGCTTATCGACTGCCTTAGTAAACGTGTCAGAGCGAACACCAGACGCCTTAGCTTGCTGTAAGAATCGCAACTCAGATTCGTAGTCGCGAATATCGAAGGAATCGGGATAGCTAATCTGCACCTCGTGCGGATCATGCCCCTGCCACAGGCAATAGAACATCCACAGTTGCTCTTCTGCTAGTTCCAGGATGTCTGCCTTCTCTGATAGCTTAGCATTAAGCATTTGAAACTCTGTTTGCATGGCTACACCAGACTGCGTGATCGCCTCTGTGCCGCGCACAGCGCCCATATGAGCCATCCTGTTGATAGCCTCTATCTTATCGGTGATCGACGCCCTGATCGCATCTAGGTTCGCCCCAGACGGCTGTAGCTGATACGGCTTTAGTCCCGCGTCACTGTCTTCACTAATGTTAATCACAGCACCTGCGCCAGCACTGGCATCAGTATCAAACGTCTTAACGAGTGTCGGGTGGTTAGAGATGCGGATCAGCTGCTCGATCTCTGACAGCTCCTGATAAATCGCCTGTTGCATATAGGCTATGTCGCTGATGTCACTGATACCCATACCGCGAACAATCGAGCGGTTAGCGGGTAGATTGACGGCAGGAATCTTGCCTAGCGCGTTGTCAATCTCTTCAATGACTGCTGCATCAGCGCCGTCGTAACGAATGAGGCGGATAGTGTCGCGATGCCACTCGCGGAAATAAGTGATAGTGGTTGTGCCGTCTTGTCGATCAACAGACTCACGAACTTTTAAGTAAACAAGCTCATGGCGTCCACTTGGCTGTCGCTCCCACCTCCAGTCATAGACGTTCTCAGGCGTAATTAGCGTTACATAGGGGCGAATATCCTGAGCCATCTCCTCAGCGCGTGTACCTGCATTTGATTGCGGCTTATCCATCATCAGCCAAACGTGGCCGTAGACACTGCTCCAAATCTGCGCCTCACGCATGAACGAATTAAAGTTTTGGCCGTCTAGGTTAGCATCCTTAAGAAACGCTTCGAGATCCGCGCTGCCTTCCATCTCTTGAAAGTTGCGAGTCGGAGACATGCGCCACAGGAACGAGCTGTAAACGTGGATGACGTTACGGCAATGATTGTCAAGTGGTGTCAGTGCGAGCCTGCGCGTGTAGGCGTTTTTATCTTCATTCAGATAGCTGGTGAGATAGCTGCCATCACGGTAGTCTTCGCCCCCCATGTAACTGCGGACGTAAAACTCCCAGCGGTTTACGTTATTCTCATAGTCGGGATGCTGGTATTCGACATCTACGTTAAAAATCATGTCCACCTCTGCGGCTGTACGGTTGCGTGAGCCTTTCTAATTGGGAATAGATATTCAACCGCATAACCCAGCGCATCGTTCATGTGATCGAAGCCGTCTTTTTCGGGTTGGCTAGTGCCTTCCTTGTATGTATGACGCTCCAAACTCTCAATCACCTTCTTAC